GGCATTGACAGTAAAGTATTCATCTTTAATGAATGTGATTACCTTACGCAGGTAATCCTCATCCGAAATCAATTTACTCAGGATAATAGTTTCAATCTTCTTCTGCAACTTTAACATCCTCTAGTTCATAATATTCTTCATACTCATTAGCAATCTTCACGCAACACTCTTCACATACCCACTTCTCAAAAGTTAGGCCATGTTCTGAACCATGAAGACAGATTGCGGCATCTTTCTTAGGATTGATGCCGCAACCACATTGGTCACAGATTTTCGTATTCTTCTGAAATATCTTCGTCAGGAATGTCCACATTTTCACCCTCCATCATTTGTCCACCTGCCATGCGATAACGCTTTTCAATCCATTCACCGAACGTTGGGTCGGTAAGAATCGGCATCCAGAATTCCTTGTTGTATGTATCGTTGAGGCGATACTTCTTTTCCTCATTGGCGTTCTGGTACCATCCGTTAGCAGGCGTGATTACGTGACCACTTTCAAGAGCAATGTCTAGTAGACCAGACCACTTGCTGATACCACCTTCGAAGGTAACTTCAATAGGAATCTTGGACTTCTCACGGACATAGCGAGACTTTTCAACGTTGATGATAAAGTTATAGCCAACAATCTCGGTGCCCTGCTTCTCTTGCTGGCGACCGATGATAAAGATGTTATCAGCCGAGTAGTAGATGCCTGTACCACCAGAGACGATTGCCTTCGGGAACATACCGATTTCCATGTAAGTATGATTGACTACGACCATAGGAATATCTTTGATAGTAAGGTGTGGTGTAATCATACGGAACAGAGACTTCATCTGCTTGGCGCGAGTCATATCTGCAACCGACTTGCCGTCTAGGGCGTCATCAACTTCTTTCTTCGAAGCGAGGTTACCAACAGAGTCAACTACAATCATGACACGGTCCTTACGTTCAAGTTCATTGACTTGCTTCATAATATCATGTTTCAATTGTTCAATGTCGGTGATAGGTGTATGAACAACCTTGCCCGTATCAATACCGAAGTTCTCGAAATATGATTGCGGTGCACCAAATTCTGAGTCGTAGAACAAGACAATACCATCATCATATTTGTCCAAGAAACTCTTGACCAGCATCATGGCAAATGCAGTCTTAAAGTGTTTCGATGGACCAGCAAAGATGGTAAGCCCTGGTGTTAGACCACCATCTAGTTTACCAGACAGAGCCACGTTCAAGGCTGGCACCGAAGTCTGAATTAAATCTTTGGTGCTAAAGAGTTTGCTTTCTGATAGCACATTCGTTTCTTTAATGGTGCTATTCTTTTTCAGTTTATCAAGTAGTGCGTTCATCCGAACAGGTCCTCCAATGTTGCTTTAGGTTCAGTAGACCAGCCTAAGCCGCCTACAATCATGTTAAGTGGGTCAAGAAATGCTTTCTGGAACATCATCTTATAATCTATATACTTGTGAATGTCAAGTTCTTTTGGCATAGTTCCAAGAAAAGCGATACAATTTTCATGCATTGTGTTTGGCTCTTTGAGATAAAGAAACTTAATCTTTTCACCCTCTTGGATTAATTCATACTTCCTATCAAGGTTGGCTTTCTTAATCATATGATTATACATCAAGGCGCCACGAACATGCATCGGTGTTCCCTTCGCATAGATGTCCGAAGATGAAGTATACTTTTGTAGGCCATTGACACCCCGCGGGAATGCAATCTCTTCGGGTGACATCTTGTAGAATGCTTCGCGGGTATCTTCAATGAACTTCTGTAGAGTTGCCTCATCGGAAGTCAGGCAGAGTCTGACGGCTTCTTTAAGGCTCGTGCGAACGGGCGCGGGCGTAGACGAGCGGACGATTTCGAGGCCCATGACCTTGAGTTTTGGCTCATCGTAACGGACGCCTTCGTTGTCATAGACATTAAGCGCATACCTCTTTTTTGCAACCCAGATGCCACGTTCCGCGATTGCTTCGCGTTTGAATATAATTTTCTTCTGAAATGCATTCGTGTAGTCCGCAAGTCCATCACAACTCTTGTTGATCGCCTCTGTGATTTTCTCTTCGCAGATTTTATCGAGAACGCCAATGAGTTTATCGCGGTCCATGCCAGGATAAAACTTATTAACAAGAGGCTCCAAGGAAATATAGCAAGAGTCAGTATCAGAGTAGAAAGAGTAGTTATGTCCATTTGTTCCTACAACCTTGTTGAGATAAACGTCAAGTGCTTTACCTACTTCCTGAATAATATACTGACCTGTCATGGTGATACCTTCTGCTACACGGGCATCATAGTAGCGGAAGTATTCATTACCCATGGCACCGAAGAGAGAGTTCAACTGAATCTTTCTTGCCATTTGGAAGTTATTATACTTCGAAATGTCGTTCTTTAGTTTGGGATTTTTAGTAGCTTCATATTCTTTCTGCGCGGCAATCATCAACTTCTTGTAGCGTTGACGGTCATCAAAGAACTTCTCTACGATTTCTGGAAACAGACCTTGCTTCGTGCGATTATAGCAATACCCATTCGAAGTCATACAATAGTCATTGTCTTTTAGGTCATCAAGGTCAAATGTCTTGTCAAGAAGACCACGAACGGTGGTGTCTTTGACATAACCATTTACCATAGTTTCAGGCGACATATTATATTGCATAATGATTGACGGATACAGAGAGGTAGCATCGAAAGAAACTACCCAGTCATACTTACCTGGCTTAGGTTCTTGAACGTAAGCACCTTCGATGCCGCGACCCTGCTGGTCTTTCTTCTGAGGGATGTGAATATTCTTATTATACAGGTGATTGTAGAGAAGACAATCCCAGGTGCGAACCTGTGAGAAAACGTCATTGTAATTACACTTGGCGTCATATGCCATAGTGAGAATAAGTTCAATCAACTTTAACTTACGTTCAAGTTCGTCCACGATTTCAACGTCAACCACGTTGTATTCAACGAACCGCTGCCAATCTTTAGTATAAAAATCACGGAAACTATCGTAAGAATGTTCGAGTTTCTTTTTACCAAGTTCTACGGCTGCGATATGGTCCAGCTTATAGGACTCTTGGTTAGAATATGTGAACTTCTTATACAGGTCGAGATAGTCGAGAACCGCAATACCCTTCATCTCATAGGTAAACATCTCACGACCCATGACGTTCATGTTCTTGCGCTGCACAAGACCCCAAGGAGAAAACTTCTTCTTGGTGGCATTTTCATCATTGAACAGCCGCTCTACACGGGCAATCAGATATGCAATATCGAACAGTTCAACGTTCCAACCAGTGATAATATCTGGATGGTTATCGGAATGAAAACGGACAAACGTTTCAAGCAGGTCACGTTCATTATCACACTTCACATATAGAAACTTGCAACCTTGGTTGCGAAGATTGGTAATGATTTCAGAGTTAATATCATCAAAGTCGCCACAGCCAAAGGTAATAATTTGACGGGAAACTAGGTCTTTGACCGTGATGAGAAGAACTTCTTCGATGGGATTATTGATATCAGGAAAACCAAACTCGGCGGATGTTTCAATATCGATAGTCTGTATCTTTAGTGAATCCATGCTCCATTGGATTTCACCTGGAAACTTATGCGTGATATACTGGTAACCAAAGTTTGTCTGACCATAGATGGGAAAGTTATCTACTTCACCATAAGTTTGGATAAACTCTTTGGCATCATTGTTGCTTTGAAACTCAACAGGCTGGAGATTGTCGCCATATAGGGACTTGTGGACACTTTCTTCTTTACTCTTCACATAGAGAGTGGGAGAGAAGTCTTCCCTACGATTGAAGCGCACACCATTATGAACACCTCGAACGAGAATCTTGGAGCCATATTGGTGTGCGCTGGTATAAAACTTCATGTGAACCTCTTTTCAATTCAAATACTACTATACTATAAAACATAACAAAAGTAAAGAGGTTTTAGTTACACCATGATGCTTTCTTTTCGCCCATATAGGCGCGGGCAAGTCCACCCTTGATAAGTTCAGCCGACAAATCCTTGCCGTTATACTTTACATAACCAAGAACACGACCACCAAACTTGTCCCATTCTTTAAGGTCAACCTGAATAACCTGACCAGGTTTGATTACAGACTTAGTAAAGTTTGTTGCTGCTTCACCTGCCGCTGCTTCCTTAGGACACTGTGCGCGTCCACCTTTTTCAGGAGTATCAACACCCAACACACGGATCTTAATCACCGGAGGGATTGGAGCTGGTACCCATGGAGCTTCGACTTCGATTGTGTCGCCGTCCATAACTCTTGTTACCTTCCACGAATGCTCTACTGCTAGAGCAGGAGTAGCAATTAGAGAGGCGGCTAAAAATGCTGCAAATAGTTTCATATGATAATCTTACTTTCTGGCATCACAATGCCACTACCGAATCGAACATTATACTCATTCTTCATCCCTGTATCTGGTTCGAAAATTGAAATTACTGCGCCAGCACGGATGGGAATATCTCCGTCTTCGGCATACGGACAAAAGGGTGCTAGTCCAATGCCAAATTGATTACTCTGGTTTGGCACCATCATAATCAGTAGAGGCTTTTTCAGAATAACGAGGCCTTCAATACCTTCATCAATATCAGCAATGATTTCCTCGCCACTGATTAGCTTTACACATTTGACATTGGACATAACAGTCACCTTTTTAAATTATTTAGATTGTTAGAATTGCATAACCCATAATCATTAGCAAACTTGCTACTGTGATATGGGCAGCACGAGAAACTGGTAAAACATACTTGTGATTAAACATTACTTAGTTTTACCTTCTGCCAAGAATTCGGCAGCTTCCGATGGATATTCATTATCTCCATCGGTAATGTCGATTTTCTTTGGTCTCTTCTCTTCTGGAATAAATGCCTCAAGAAAGATCTTTAGCATACCATTAACCAGAGAAGAACTCTTTACTTCGACGTTATCTGCGAGAGTGAATTCACGCTTGAATCCGCGCTCGGCAATTCCCTTGTAGAGATATTCAGTGGATTCAGGCGAGTCGCACTTTCCTTTGATGGTCAACTTACCCTCTTGCAATTCAATATCAATTTCGGACTTACCGAAACCAGCAACGGCTAGTTCGATTACGTAGCGACTTTCATCGACCTTCTTGATATTGTATGGGGGATATTTAATCGGCATCATTTGCGTTGATTGATCAGCAATGTCTGCTAATCTCTTCATGACGCGGTCTGCGCCTACAAAATAACGGTCCATGTGTGGAAGATTTACTGTATCAAATTTCATATTTTGCTCCTATTAAGCGAGTTAAAAAAGTGTGTCATCCGAAGCATGACACACTTTATTTATACTATACTTTTAGAAGAAAGTCAATTACTTTTTACGACCGATGTTATACTTTTGGATAAGTTCCCAATCGTTCTTTTCTTTGTGAGCAATTACTTTGATTTGATTTAGAGGAGCTTTGTCCTCATGAATTTCTGGATTGAGAATAGTAATTAAACCCCAATCCGAAAGCAGATGCGCAACTGTATTTCTACGTTGCAAGTCATTGTCACTAAAGTCAGCATCTTTACCATCTAGGGCAAAGAGTTCCTTGAAGTGAACAATAAAATACCTACCCTGCTTATGAAGGATATGGCATGACTGATAAAGAATCTTATCCTTACGAGACGCTACCCCAATACGTGAAAGAGTTTCACGAACCTTTAGAAAGTCGTCTGGATTCTCCAACTTAACTTCCAAGGGTGCATACCCTGGATAGTTAATATCAAAAAAATCTTCGCTCATTTTCTACCACCTTTATACAATTTCTCTTTTATATATCGTTTTTGTTCTTCGGAGAGAATTGTAAGAGCTTGACTAGCCTTTTCATTGCTATAGCCATAATACTCCTTTATCATCTCAACTTCGGCATCGTCTTCGATTTTGATCCATTTATCAAAACGCTTTCTAGACCTAATTGTATTTATAAGAAAAGTATTTTGCAGAGCTTTGTCAAGGTGGGGGCGGCAGTTCATCTCGTTGGCTGGAATGACAGTATCGGCACTGAAACTCAGCCCACGATTGATAATCCAAGGGTTGTATTGTTTCTCTGACCAATCATCTACTATGAGATTGGTCTTCTTATGGTTAATATCGTTGATGAAATCAAAGGGAGAAATCTTAGCTTTTTTCTCTACATAATCTTCTGGCTTATATTCTACCTTTGGATCACCAAGACCCTCTAGAATACCATCCATTACTTCCACTCCACTCCAGCCATAATCTCAACCAGACAGGCTACGAGATTGATTTCTTGGTTAGCAGCGAAAGCAGACTTGTATTGATAGTCGGCCAAGAGAACGATAAGAGCCGCAGGATATTTAACATCATCAAGAAGGGTATCATAAATCTTGCGGAAGATGATGCTGGCATCGTTGTCGATATTATCTACGACCCACTGACGGACCTTCTTGAAGTCTTTAGACTTCAAGGCGTCAACAAGTTCTTTCATGTTGATTTCTTGAACATTGGCCAAGATACCAGCATCGATAGTACCACCTACACTGTAACGCTGTAGTTCATTAAGAACACGGCGATAATCGGGGAAGTGCTTCTTGAGGACTTCGGCTACAACCTTGTCATCATACTGCACATTCTCGGCTTCAAGAATATCACCGAGACGCTTCATGAAACGACCAGCCATCTTGGGTCGGTCAGCCTTAGTCAACTTGAATTCGATAACCGCAGTCCGACTATGCAGAGGTGCAATGATGCGGTTCTTGAAGTTGCAGGTAAAGATGAAGCGGCAGTTGTTAGCAAACTCTTCAATGAAGGCACGAAGGGCTGGCTGCGTAGAGTTTGGATTTAGGCAATCAGCTTCGTCTAGAATTACGACCTTAGTCTTGCCGCTAAACGAGACAGAGGATGCAAACTCTCGAATCTTGGTGCGGAGAACATCGATACCAGATTCTTCTGAACCGTTAATAACGATATAGTCACAACCAAGTTCCTCACAAATAGCACGGGCGATAGTAGTCTTACCTACGCCAGCCGAACCACAGAGGAGCATAT